TCACGGCCGCAGCAGCCGGCCGGGGGTGAGCAGGCAGACCACCAAGTTCCCAGCCGCCAGGACCAAGGGAAAGGTCACGCCGGGGCTGCTGGGGGAGCTGGCGTGCATGCCATCGGCCACCAGCAGCCAGAAGCCGACCATGGCCAGGGCGATCCATCGCTGCGCCGGCAGCACCCCGAACAGCACCGCCAGGATCTGCAGCAGGCCGCCCAGCATGCCCAGCGCCTCCCAGACCTGGTCGGGCGCGACGCGGACCAGGGCGCGATAGCCGGGCCGGTCCGCCAGCTCGCCCACCACCCAATGGACATAGGACGACCAAGCCGCGGCGGTGGCGCCGGACAGCAGTCCCAGCCAGAACGGCGGCCGTTCCAGCGCGAGGGTGGCGCGGGCGGCGCGGAGGCGGTTCCAGGCGCCCCTGAGCGCCTTCACCTCAGGGCCTCCAGATGATGTGGACGATGCCGGGCGCGCCAAATGCGCCGGACTGCGCGTTGGGACCATAGACCCCGCCCGCCCCGGACCCGGGCGCCTGGCCCGGGATGGCTGCGCCGCCGGTGCCGCCAGAGGCCGACCTTCCGCCACCGCCCCAATAGGATACGCCGCCGAGCCCGCCGAAGCCGGAGCCATTGGCCTGGCCGTCGCTGCCGTATCCGCCGGGGATGTTCAGGTCGCCGCCGACCCCGTTCCCGCCGGCGCCACCGGCCGGGCCTGCCGCGTAGATCAGGCCGCCATAGCCGCCGCTCGCGGAGCAGAAGCCCCCGAAGGAGGATGCCCCGCCCTGGCCGCCATTCGCTGAGGCGCCGCTGCCGGACGTGTCGCCGGCCGTTCCCGGCGCGCCGACCGTGACCGAGACGCTACCTCCGGGCACGAGCCCCGTGACGCGCCTGATCGCCGTCCCGCCGCCGCCGCCGCCGCCGGAGGCCTGGCCTCCGGGACTGCCACCCGACCCGCCGCCGGCACCCGTGACGATCACATCGGCTGCGGTCGCCCAGGTGGGGATAGAGACGGTGTAGGTGCCCTGGGTGGCGAAGATGTCGATCTTGCCGCGGATGAGGAACTGCAGCGCCTCCAGCAGCTGGTTGCGCTTCGTGGGGTCCAGGGTCAGGCCGGCGGAGAGGATGGGAGCGATCAGCTCCTCCTGCATGTCGGTCAGCCAGGTCGCGGTGACCTCGGTCCCCTCGATGCCTGCCGCCAGGTTCTCGGAGCGGAAGCCGCGACGGCCGCCGCCGATGTCGACCGTGCCGAGGCCGTTGATGCGATCCATCAGGAATCACCCGTGTAGGAGAAGACAGGGACGGTGTGCGCCGGCGCGAAGCGGCGGATGACGCACTCCAGGGGGGATGTGACGAAGGCGCCCAGGCGATCGCCGGCCGAGCTGGCGCCGGCCCGGAAGGGGACCACGCGCACCCCTGGCAGCTGCACCAGCCAGACGAACTGCTCGGGGTGCTCCACGACCCGGTGCCCGGCACGGATGCGGCCGACGACCGAACGGCGGATTTCCGTGATCTCGATGGTGACGCCCAGGCTCTCGGCCAGCGCCTTGAACCAGGCGATGCTCACCCCGCCCCGGGCGGTCCAACGCTGATGGGCCGTCTTCCGGCGATCGCCGAGCGACATGGCCGTGTCGGACGCGCAGGGATCCGGCCCCAGGACGCGCTCGAAGTCCGCCAGCAGGTTCGCCGCGCTGCGCGGGTCCACCTCCTCCAGCATCGCCTCGGCCGCCACCTCGAATCGGGCGATCTCGCGGGCATGCGGGGTCAGGGTTTTGCCGAGGATGCTGTCCGGGTCGCGCGGCAGAACCCAGCCTGGCGGCAGGAGCGAGAGCAGCTCCGCCAGGACGATGGCATCCGACCGGCTCATGCCGGGCTCTGGAAGGTGACGGTGGGCACGAGCAGCTCCGTCCGCGCGGGCACCACGTTGCCCGTCGGGCTGAGGAGGCGGTGGCTGTATTCGCCGGCCGCCGAGCTGATCGCTTCGGAGAGGCGGGAGAGATAGAGCGTGCCGGCGATGGTCTGCTCCTGCAGGAAGAACAGCTCGATCGCCGCCTCGGCCGCCGCGCGGACGGCGGCGGTATCCGGGTTCATTTCCAGCAGGATCGGCACGCTGCGCAGGACGGCCGGCACCACGGAGACCTCGGCCGTCACCGGCCGCTCCGCCTCGACGGCCGCCGCGATCGCGGCCAGCTCGGCCGAGGTCGGCACCCGGGGACCGGACATCGCGACCACCACGCCGACCGAGCCCGCGCCAACCCAGGACGGGACGACGTTCACATAGGCGGCCCCACCCCCGGCCGCCCATTCCTCATAGTCGGTGGCCTTGCCGCCATGGGGCGGCTGGCGAATGCGCTTCAGGATTCGGGCGCGCCAGACCTCAAGCTTCTCGATCTCGGCGCCGCCGGTCAGCCCGTCCGCACCCACGGTCGCCGTCTGGCTGGTCAGCCCGGAGATGGGCGAGACCAGGGAGAGAATGGTGCCGGCCGAGACGTTGCCGGAGGTGCCCGCCACCTGGGCGGTCACGGGCACGGTGGCCGCGCCCTGGCTGTCCAGGGTGGCGCTGGCCGTGGTGATCCAGAGGACACCGGACAACTGCAGCTCGATCCCGCTCGCGAGCGAAAGCCCGGCCGAGCCGGTGAAGACCACTTGGCCGGAGGCCGTCTTGGCCTCGATCCGGGGCACGCCCCAGATATCGGCATGCCGGTAGAGCCAGTCCTGGGCCGTGTCGGGCATCAGCTCGTCGGCCAGGCTGCGCTGGTACAGGTACAGCTCGAAGAGGCTGCTGCCGCTGGTCCGGGAAAGGATGCCGAAGAGCGTGTTCGGCGAGCGCGCATCGGCGCCCTCGAAGAGGTCGGACCCTTCGAATGCGGCCGAGTAGCGCTCGCTGATCTCGTCCGGCTGAGGGAGCGGCCAGGTCACGGCGGGTGGATCAGATCGCGATCGGCGTCGGACGAGCCGCGAGGTAGCTCTTCACCGCCGCATAGACCGTGTCGATCTCGGCATCGGTCAGGGCGACGCCATAGAGTGCGGCAAAGGCGATATCGTGGAGACCGGCAAAGTCGGAGCGGCCGCCCGCGCCGATCCGGATCGGTGTGGCACCTTTCACGCGGGTGCGAGCCTCCGCCTTCACGCCGGTATTGGTGCCGGAGGTCAGGCCCCGCACGCGGGAACCGACCCCACTCTCGATGACCGCTGCATGGCACTTCCAGGCCGTGACGTCGGGAACCGTCAGCGTCGTGGAACTGACCTGTGTCACCGTGCCGGAGGCATCCACGTAGTAGGTGAAGGAAAGCGTCCCCTGCGGCAGCCCCGGCGTGCTGGAATAATAGAGGTTCCAGCCGGGCAGAGCTGTCGAACCGCCATTGCCCGCCATCATCGGCCGGGATGCGTTGGCGGAAAGGTCGGTGGTCGGGTTGCTGGCGGTAGCGCCGGGAACACGGCTCACCAGCAGCAGCGTCTGGCTGTCCTCCTCGGCGATGCCCGTATCCAAGTAGTTGGCGCCGCTCTTGAAGCCCGAGGCGAAGTAGTCGTTGACGCTGACGGCGCCAATTAGCGCCGCGTTCGCACCGCCGGAAAGCCAGTTCTTCTTCATGCGAGTGGCGCGGGCGGTGGCGTCGGAGGAAGTGCCGCCGCCGATGAACCCCCAGTACCGCAGGCCGCGGGTGACAGGCGCCTCGTAACCAATCGCATTGGCGGAGAAGTCGGCGCCCTTGGCCACCAGATCGATACCCATGACGATGGCTCTCCTCAGGCCGGAGTGGCGGTGATCTCGAAGATCACGCACCAGTTGTTGAGCGGATAGCGTCGGCCGTTCAGCTCGGGGATGTTGTCGGCATCCTTGGCGCCGCTGTCCGGGTCATAGGTGTAGAGCCCGTGGGACAGGGTCGGATCGCTGTCCATGAGACAGCCCGAGCCGCGCGTGGCGTTCGTGCCGTAGCGGATGACGGGCTTCTGCGCGGCGCTGCTGATAGCGCGCGGCAGCGTCAGCTTGACGCAGCAATCCCCGGCCAGGACCGGCGTGACGGCGGTCATGAGGCCCGCGTCGTCCTCGACCACGAAGCCCTTGTTGTCGAAGTCCATGGCCACCATGCTGGGCCCGGCGCCTGTGGTCATGAGCCAGGGCTTGCCCCATTGCAGCGGCGGCCGGGGTACGTTGAACTCGATCAGGATCTCGCTGCTCCGATAGGAGGCGCGGATCGGGCAGAGCGGACGGAACTTGCGACGCAGCAGCAGCGTCTCGCGCATCGCCTTGCCGAAGTATTCGCCCATCCAACGATAGCCGTTCGCGCTGAGGTGGCCGTACTTGTCAGGCATCGGATAGACCGGCCCGACCATCACCGTGTCCTCGTTCTCCTCGGCGAACTCCCACTGGCCCTGCGCGACGCCGACGCCATAGGTGGCGCTGATGTAGGTGCCGCCGGTCTGGTAGGTGAAGAAGGCGGCCGGCCGGTCCTGCCCGGCGATGCCGACCGCGATGTCGGTGTGCAGGGCCGCCTTCAGCGTCGCGAGCTTCGCCTTGTAGGCGGCGGCGGTATTGGCGGCGTCCGCGCTGTTGGCGTTGGCCTCGCCCTGCAGCCACAGATAGGCCCCGATCCCGTAGCTCAGCCCGGCTGCGGTGGCGGCGGCCTTCGCCCGCGTGGCGCAGTCCACGATGCGGGGATAGCGCGTCGGGTCGTTGCCGGGGCTCAGAACTTCGATGGTCTGGCCGCCGGAGCCGGCCTCGCTGCACAGGAAGCGCCGTGCCGTGTAGGGGCTGGAGGTGGTGGCGGTGATCCCGAGGCCATCCAGGAAGGCGCGCCGCAGGAAGGAAAGCGCGGTCTCGCCCACCGTCTCGCCGCGATTGTCGTCCTGCCAGGCCAGCGCCGCGACGTCGGTATCGCTCATCACGCCGCTGTCGCCCACGACGGTCGCCACCAGGTCGTGGAAGGTGTTGTCGCCGATCGGCGGCCATTGCGTGGCGCTGTTCCCGTAGTGGACGGATAGGCCCAGCATCAGGTTGTCGTAGGGCTGCGCCTTGGTGATGCGCGGGTGCCCCTCGTAGCCGCAGGAAAGCGACTGGCCGTAAACCAGGAAGTGGATGATCTGGGCGGTGAGCGGCGCGATGGAGCCGACATAGCTTCGGGAGGGCTCGGCTGAGGCGGCTCGCGCCCGGGCATCACGCTCGATGATCTCGGTGGCGGTGAAGCCGGTGCTGGACGACCCACCGCTGCTTCCACTGGCAAGGCCGGTGGTGTCGACCTGCCATGCCACGAAGCCGGCCGGGTCACGGATGCGGAAACCTGCGGACGTGGTGGGCAGGACCGCGATCTGCGGAAGGTTGAGACTACCATCCGCACCGAGGCTATGCGGCCCCAGGGCGAGGACGCCGGCGGGATCGAAAAGCGTGCTGCCGGCCCGAATCAGCCCATCCGGGGTGACGCTGATACCGGGTGCGAACAGGCCCCCGGTGGCGTCAACCAGGAAGCGGACGAACCCCGCCGCATCCTTCAGCCGCAGGCTGCCATCGGCCAGGGACAGCATCCTGAACAAGCCGGTGTCCAGGCTGCCATCGGCGTTCAGCTTCCCGCCGGCGGCAACGAAGTCGCCGAGCGCGGTGAAGTAGGCGATCCAGAAGCCGACATCGTCCGTCAGGGCCAGCGGCACGCCGGAACGGCTCGTCTTGCCTCGGACTGTACCGACCACCTGCTCCGTATTGGTCTGGGCGGCCTCGGCCAGTGCCCGGGCCAGCTCGGCCGCCGCGCGCTGGGCATTGGCGGTAGCCGCATCGAGCGCAGCCTGGTTAGCCGCGCTCGCGGCATCCGACCGCTTCTGCTCAGCCAGCGCCGCGGCGTCGGCCGCCGCCTGCGCCTCGGCCGCCGCGAGCTGGGTGTTGTTGCTGTCGTCCTCCCAAGTCACGAGGTCGGCGAGCAGCTTCCAGGGGCGGTTGTTCGCCGCGACCGGGTCGGCGGTGACGCGCACCACCATGCCATCCTCGCGCCGCTCGGCCGGGATGGCATTGCGCTCGGCCAGCGTCTTGACCGAGCGGTAGCCGCCCTGGCCGTACTTCGCGAGATGGGTCGGATGCGTGTCCCGGTCGTCGGGAGTGACCAGCGGCGCGGAGACGCCGGTGCCGGCAAGACGAGCCATTACTGCCAAACCACCTGGATTGCGGAGCCGTTCTGCAGCCTGCCGAAGCGCAGCACGCGGAAGGTCTCGGTCGCGCCGGAGGCGTTCACGAAGGGGATGTCGGTGACGGTGACGTCGCTGAAGGCGAGGCCGCCCACGCTCACGCCGTCGGGCGTGCCCCAGGCCGCCGGATAGGCGTAGTAGGGATACCGGCCGCCGTCGCAGTTATAGGTGACGCTCTTCGGCCCGAAGCCGGTGGCGAACTCGCTGTTCCCCAGGGCCAGGATGCCGGCGCCATCGAGTGCCTGGCTGGCGGAGACGCCCCAGTAGCGCCTGTGCCGGAAGGTCAGCGCGGCGCTCGCCGTAGCGGTATCCGCCTGCCCGGCCGGCGGGGCCGGATCGGTGACGCGGGCGGTCCAGCTGGAGGCCGCGGTGAAGGGACCGGCGACCGTGATGCTGCTCTGACCTGCCGGGATGGTGGCGGTGGAGGTGCCGGTGATCTGCACTGGCAGGTCCATCCGGCTGCGGGTGACGGCCAGCGTCACCTGCGCGACGCTGGCGCCCACCTCGGCCACGGCAGGCGAAGCGCTGAAGGCGGTGATGGCCGGGGGCACGTAGAGCAGCTGCACCACCTGCGCCTGAAGCTGGGCGATCTGGTCGGGCATCTCGGCCACCACGGCCTCTGCGGCCAGCCGGCCGGCATCCTCGCCAGCCTCGCGGCCAGCGGAATCGGCCGCCTCGCGTGCCGTAGTGCTGACCAGCGCCAGCTGGATCTGGGTGGCCTTGAAGATATGGTCCGGGTCCGGCTCCAGCCCGGCGGCGGCTCGCAGCTCGGCATGCACCTCGACCGCGACCATCATGGCCTGGGCAGCCGAGGTCTCGCTCTTCTGGGCGGTGTCGGCGGCACGGTCGGCGCGGCCGGTAGCGACGGCCGACTGCCCCGAGGCGGCGCGGGCATGATCCAGCGCCCGGGCCGCGACCTCCCGGGCCTCGCTTGCCGCCTCCAGGATCTCCTGAGACGTCGCGCCGCTCACGCGCTGGTCCCCGCCACGGGCAGGACGACCGTGGTCTGCTCGACCCGGCAGGTCAGCAGCAGCCGCTCCCGCCTCGACCATTCGGCGGCGACGGAGACGGTGACGCCGCGATCGTCCTGCAGCCAGGCCAGGGCCTGGGAGGCATAGCCCAGGGCGCGGAGGCGGGTCTGGTCCTTCTGGGCCGCGTCGTTCTTCTCGCGGTCGAGGAGCCAGAGGCGGCTGCCGGCGCGGCGGCCCTGTGTGTCAAGGGCATCGCCAACCCAGCCGCGGCGCGGATCGAAGCGGCTGCTGATCGTGCCTTCGGTCAGGCTGTCGGGAAGGACGTCATCCGGCTCCGCCCGCCGGTCGAGGCCGAGGCTGAGCAGCATGGGCGTGGCGGGCGTGCGGTCGATCCTGAGATCGCCGTTCTCGAAGACGAGGTCGCAGCGCCGGGTGTCCGGGTCGTACTGCAGGGCGATGTCGCAGAACATGGCCCGCAGGATCGCGCGCGCGCGCAAGCAGCGTCATGCTCTCACGAGGAACGCATGTCGCCTCAAGTCCGGTTTTGCTGCGGAGATTCTACCCGATGGCCGACGTCAGCATCAGCCTCTCACGGGGCGAGCATCATTCCATCTTCTGCGGCGGCGGCCCATCCTGCGGGTTCGTGTGACCGTTGTACACCTCCCGCATCTCCTGCATGGAACCATGCTGGTCGGAGATGTCCTGGGTCGAGGTGATCGGCCCATCAACCACCAGCGGACCGGCGATCTTCACCCCCAGCGGCGCCTCGATCTCCACGTCCTGCGTGAGGATGCGTACCTTGGTGGCCGAGAGGATCTCGACGATGCCGCCGCGCCGCACATGCACGCGGTTGCCCTGGTAGTCGTAGAGGACGCTCTCGCCCGGCTCCAGCCCGCCGAAGCGGTAGTCCGGATGCATGGGTGGCAGCGCCACCATGTCGCCCTGGTCCCCGCCCAGCGCGAAAAAGATGGTGAAGGCTCCATCATCCGGCGGCAGGCTCGCGAAGCCGAAGGGCTGATGCACCTCGATCGCACTGCGGGCGATGCCCTCATGGGTCTCGCCATCCACGGTCTGCATGGCCCCGGTGTCGTCGAAGCCCGACACCATGCCCCGCACCGCGGCGCCCCGCAGGGCCATCGCCGTCTCGTCGTCCATCACCGCTCCCCGAGCGGCCGGGCGGTGCCGTCCAGCTGCTTCTTCAGCTTGCGCTCGCGCTCCAGGCGCCGGGTCTCGCGCCGGGCGCGGCTGTCGCCCTCGTCGATCCGGTCATAGGTCTCGGGCCCGACGACGCGCAGCTGCGTCCGGGCGCCCTCCTCGCCGTCCTGATAGGTGACGCCGGCGATCAGCATGTCGGAGCCGAAGAGGCTGTATCCGTCATCCACCAGCACGATCTCGTTGGGCCGCCAGAGGCGCTGCTCCGTCCCGTCGCGCCAGCCCATCACGGCATAGGTCACCCCCTCGGAGGCGCCGCGCGCGGTGCGCATGCGCCAGGCCGCCTGCTCGGTGACCGAGGCGGCACCGGACTGCGTCCGCACCGTCCAGACGCGGGGGCGATAGCGCGTCACCTCCGGGTCCTTCGCCCGGCCGGTCATGACGATGGTGCTCTTGGTGCTCTTCTTCCGGGCCTCGGCCTGCTTCGGGTCCACGGGGCCATCCGGGTCCAGCGGCCGGGCGGTGCCGTCGAGCGCGACCTTCTTCTTCTTGGCCGGGTTCTCGGTCTGCCCTTTCACGATGTAGTCGCTGAAGCGGTTCTGCCAGCTCAGCCGGGTGGCGAGCGAGAGGACGTTGCCCGGCATGACCAGGGGCGCGGGACCGCGGTTGCGGCCGGCCCGGGTGAGCAGCAGGCCACCGATGCCGTCCGACAGGGTCAGGACGGAGCGCTGCCGCGCCGCCTTCTCCAGGGCGGACAACACCGTCTCGGAGGTGTCCAGGCTGAAACGCGGGAACTTCGCGCCCACGTCCACATCCGCCGTGACCGAGATCCCGAAGCGCTGCACCAGGCGCCGGGCGATCTCCGTCAGGGTCAGGTCGCGGTACTCGGCCGGCCCGTCCGGATTGGCCGTGCTGTCGACCAGGTCGCCGGTGCGGTCGCGGCCGGTGATGGTGGCCTGGATCTGCTCCCCATCCAGCCGCAGGTCCACGTCGTCGATATAGCCGCGCAACACCAGCTCGCCGTCCACCTCGATGTCCACCTGCGTGGAGCCGGGAGCCAGTGCCACGAAGAGCAGCTGTCGGCCGGGCATGGGTGGCAGGCCGGAGGCCGCGCGCGCCTGGTCGTTGTACTCGAAGGTGAAGCTGCCGGAGATCTCGCCCAGGTCGCGCCTGATCTCGGCCCGGGTCCAGTCGGCATAGACGCGCCCGCCGTGGCGCATGACGACGCGGCCGGTCACGCCAGGTACTCGACCGATCCCGCCGGCACCATGGCGGGGTGGCGCACCCGATTCCGGCGCACGACTTCCAGCATGGTCTCGGTGATCTGTCCGGGCGTGTCGCCGGCGATGCGGTTCGCGACCAGCCAGGCCGACATGGTCGCGGGCGTCACCAGGGTGGCGACGGCCGGCAGCCGCCCGATCCGGTCGTTCATGTCGGTCGCCAGGGAGGCCCGCGTCGCGCGGATGGCGCGCCAGACGCCGCTGCCCGCGATCGGCTGCAGGGCGGCCACGGCCGCCGCCTCGGTCGCGAGATCGGCCAGGGCGGCATCGAGCCGGGAACGCCATTCGATCGCCTCGTCCCGGCTGTCGTAGTCGATGTAGCCGGCGGCGCGCACCGCCTCGGCCAGGATGCTGGAGCGCAGAGCGAGGCCGAGGGGGCGGCCGGCATCCGGCACGGCGGAATCCTGCACCGCCTCGGCCGCCGTGGCCCCGCGCGAGACCGTGTCGACGGCCGTCAGCAGCAGGGCGGCGGTGACACGCGGGTCCGGTGCGGTGGCCGTGTCGGTGGAGCTGCTGGAGACCAGGCCGACAGCCGGTGTCGCGGCGGGCTGAGCCGTGTCGGCGATCGCGGCGGCCGGGGCTGCCAGCAGCGTGGAGAGGTCGGCCGCGTAGGTGCTGCCATCGCCATAGATGGGCGGCGTCGCCAGGGCCGCGATCGACGGGGAGGCCGCGCTGCGGAAGGAGGCGGTGCCGCCGCCGCCGCCCAGCAGGAGGGTCCATCCGGAGGCGCAGCGCGAGACCAGGGCCTCGGCGTAGCGCAGCATGGCGACCGGCAGGGTGAGCGGCGAAAGGGTGGAGGCCAGCAGCAGCCGTCCCTGGTCGACCATCTCGTCCAGGGAATCGAGCAGGTCGCCGAGCGTGTCCTGCGCGAGCGTCGCCTCGTCGCTCCACGGCTCGAAGCTGGCCTCGAAGCGGGCACAGCGCAGCTCGGTGTCGGAAAAGGTGATCTTGCCGGGCGTGGGCAGAACCACCTTCAGCTCGCCCATCCAGGGATGGACCAGGATGCCCGGGCCGCGCGTGCGGAAGGCACGCCGCAGGCGCTCCGCCCGGCGGACATAGTCGTCGCCGATCAGAATGCCGCGGATCTCGATCGGCCCATCCAGGGCGCCGAGGTCCTCGTGCTGCCGGTCGTCCCGGCCGGGGAAGAGGAAGCCCACCAGCCGGCGGCCGGTGGCATCGCTGCTGTCCACCATGTGGAAGGTGACGCCCCGGAAGGCCGCCACCTGCGTGTAGGAGGAGAGGAGCTGGTCGAAGGACGACAGCGAGCCGAAGGAATTGAGGAAGCCGGACATCAGGGCCGCCCCGTGGTGGCGCCGCGATTGACCGGCTGCAGCGAGACGGCCGGGTTGTTCGAGCGGGTGTCGGTCACCTGCGTTCCCGGCTCTGCCCGGACGGTGATCTGGCCGCCGATGTTCCCGAGCCCGCCGGCGGCGCCACCTGTCAGCGGAGCATAGGCGCGCCCACCCGTGCCAGCCGCCGCCGCGCGGCCAGCTTCCGCCTGCGGCGTATCGGCCAGCCCGATGGCCCGGCCGATCATGCCGTTCCGGAAGCCGTCGATTCGCGACTGGATATCGCCGATGAAGCTGTCGAAGGGTGCGCGCCACTCCGCGATCAGGCTGCGGAACCAGCCGGTCATGCCTCCCCAGACCGCCTTGATGGCCTCGATCGCACGGCCGACAGGGGCTCCGGTCCAGTCGACGATCCAGCGGACGAACTCTTCGAACAGCGCTTGCACCGTCTTCCAAAGGCCGTCGAAGAAGATCTTCAGACCATCCCACATCCGGCTCAGACCGGCGGCGCCCCTCTCCAGATCAGCCGTGAAGATGCTGAGGACGAAGGATGCGAAGCCCTCGAACGCACCTCGAATCCCGAGCCACATCTCGGCGAAGAGTGGGGCGAAGCGCTCCCAGCGGGACCAGATCAGGTAGGCGGCCCCGCCGATCACGGCCGCTGCTGCCAGGAAGATGGCACCGAGGCCAGAAATTCCGCTGGCGACGAGCAGGAAGCCGATGCGAAGCAGGTTCAGGATCGGTAGCAGCAGCCGGAAGCCGGTGGCGATAGGGCCTGCTACCACGCCCAGGAGAGCCAGGGCGGCGACCAGGCCGAGGGTCCAACCCGTGGCCGCGAGCATCCAGTCGACGGAGCCCGGAGCCTCCCGGTCGAGCCAGCCAATGCCAGCGACCAGGATGCCGAGGAAAGAGTTGAGCGGGCCCAAGGTGTTGGAGAAGGCTACGCCAGCTCGACGGCCGAGCTGCGTCACAGTCTCGGTGAAGAGCTTCAACTGCGCGTCTGCACCTCGCATCCGGCTTTCCCAATCGTCGCCGACGATCTTCAGGTCGGCACCACTCACAGCGGCTCGGACCCGCTGATATTCGCGTAGGTTCTGCAGCATCGGGATCAGGAACTCGCGGACCTGCATGTCACCGAAAAGCTCGTTGATCTTGAATGGATCAGTACCCGCGACGCGCCGGACGCTCTCCAGGGCCGCTTCGACCGGGTTGATCCCGTTCTTGACCGCGTTCTTCAGCACCCCCTCGATATCGACGCCGGCCTTCTTGAAATTCTTGACCGCATCCGGGGCACTGATCTTCTGCAGGAAATTGTTCAGGTTGTTGGCTGCGCTCCCGGCATCGGCCGTACCGCTGCGCGCGATCTGCAGCATAGACGTCAGCGAGATCACCGCTTCCTTCCCCGTCAGCCCAAGCGCCGCCGCCTGGCTGGTGATGGTGGGGAAAAAGCGTGCCATGTCCTTCAGCTCGAAGGAGCCTTCCTTGCCCGCCTGGGTCATGAAGGCGAAAGCCTGCTCCATGTCCTCCGGTGCGACCTTCAGCGTCTTGAAGGTCTGGAAAGCCGTCTGTGCCAGCTCCTCCATGGAGGCGCCGGAGGCGGTCGCCACCCGGGCGATGCTGGGCAGCAGGCGGTCGATCATCTCCGGTTGCAGGCCGGCTGCGACCAGCGACTGCGCGGCCGCAGCGACCGATGTGCTGGATTGGGCGTTCTGGATTGCCAAGCGCTCGAAGCTCGTGCGCATGCGCGCGATCTGCGCCTCGACCTCGTTGCCGACAGCCCCGGCCGTGATGGCGATGTCTCGGAGCTGAGCGTCGAAGGCCGCCGCCTCCCGGATCGGCATGCCCAACGCGGCTCCTGCGCCGGCTCCCAGCAGGGCCAACTCGCCGAAGCCCGGCATGGGGGCGGAGCTGCGCGTCGGCCGCGATCCGCTGCCAGGGAATCCGGTGAGCGGGATGCCACCGCCGCCGGCACTGCCGCCCGGTCCGGCGAGAAGCAGCGGCATGGCACCGCCCGGCGGGAGCCTGCCGCCGCCGCCCGGGGCCGCGAGAAGCAGCGGCGCCGCCATGGCACCGGCCGCCAGAGCCCTGGGCATCGCGCCTTCCCCCAGCCTTCGGAGCGCACCGGCCGCGCGTTCGGCCGTGCTGGCCGTCTCCGCCAGGCGCCGGTTCACCCCGCCGATCCGGCCTTCCAGCCGCCCGACCGAGGCATCCCCGCCACCCAGGTTCGACATGTCCAGGCGCTTCACCAGGTTCAGGAGGCGCTCGATGCGGCGCTCCAGCGCCGCCAGCCCCGAGGAGAGCTTGTCGGCAAGGCGCAGCTCCAGGCTGGCCTTCATGTCGCGTGCCGCCACTGTCAGCGCTCCTTCGCGCGCCGCTCCTCCAGCAGGGCGGCCGCGTTATGCCACCAGGTCGCCTGCTCGGCGGTCAGCGCCTCCAGCTCGGCGCGCGACCAGCCGTAGAACTCACCGAGCCCGGCCAGGATCAGCGGCCAGTCTTCTGGCCAGGCGCCATAAAATGGTTGACCACCTGGCCCAAAGCCATGGCATCGGCGGCGTCCAGCCGGTCGTAGATCGGCCGCATCTTGCCCAGGTGGATGCGCGTGGAGCGCGCGACGGCGGTCAGCGCAATGTCTCCCTTGTCGGCGCTGGTGACGACGCGCATGTCGGCGCCGTTCAGGCGATGCATCCGGAACTCGCTGAACGTCTCCTCGCGCAGCTCACCGCTCTTCACATGCTTGAACTTCAGGGTGAGCGGGAACTCCAGCGGCAGGATGACGGAACCATCCGCCTGAAGCTGGGCCTGCTTCGGCAGCGCGTCCTCGTCGTCCCCCTCGGAGATGTTGATGACGTCCGCCTCGGCCGCAGTGGCGCCATCGGAGACGATGGGCACCTCTTCGTCCTCGGCGCCGATGCTGATGACCTGGTCCTGATCAGCCATTCTGGATCTCCTCGCCTTCGCTCATCGCCCACTTCAGGGCGATCTTGCCGCCCTCGCCGCCGGTGATGTCCGGCGGGTCGCCCTCCAGGAAGGCGTCCGTGAAGACGTAGCTCTGGCCGGTGTCGCAGTTCACCTGCAGCTCGCCCTCATCCGTGGTCCAGATATCCGACCAGGACTGGCCGCGCTTCAGGATCGTGGTCAGCTCGCAGCTGCTGTTGATGTACTCCTGGGCGCGGTGCGTCTGCCGTCCGGCCAGGACCACGTTGTTCTTCAGGCCGCCGAGGCGGAATTTCGAGCCCTTCTCGGCGGGGATCTTCTTGCCCCGCCAGACGACGTCGAGGATGCCGAGGGTCTGCATGTGCCTTACGCCTCGAATTCCATGGCCGAGGCCAGGATCATGAGGTTGCCGATGATGGTGACCGGCTGCCGGCTATCCACCCGGTTCCGGTCGCTGCCGTTGCGCTGGAACAGCGCCGCCTTGGCGCTGGCCGAGCCGTTGTCGACCCAGCCGCGGCGGCTGTAGAGGGTCAGGCGCGAGGCCCAGCTGTTGTGCAGGCGGCGCGGCGTGGCGACGTCATCGTCGTACTCGGCCGCCGGCGAGCCGTCGTCCGCCAGCTTGTTGCGCGGATAGGTCAGCGCGACATAGCTGCGCCAGTCGTAGCGGATGCGCGACATGGTCTTCGGCACCATGACGTCGAGCCATGCCTTGTTCGCCACGTTCAGGTTCGAGCGCTGGTAGGTGGTGATCACCCGCTGCAGCACGACCGTGCCGTCGCTGAGCACGTCGTGGGTCGAGTGCCCGTTCTTGAGCAGGAGCTCCTGCTCGGTGGGCGAGAAGCGGTCGGCCGGCAGCGGCGGCAGGATGCCGGGCAGCGCCAGGCCGCGCAGCTGCCGGGCCGGGTCGTTGCCCAGCTGGAAGACGCCGACGCCGGCCATGGAGGCCGCCCACTGCCAGGGCGAGGAGGGCGAGGAACCCCGGAACGGCATGACCGTCACGAAGGGGCTGTTCAGCGTCAGGCCCAGCGCCGTCGCCTGGCCGAGGGTGGCGCGGGTGGCCAGCCAGCCGTGGCAGTCCTTCCGCCCGGTCGCGGTGTAGCGCGTCGCCAGCTCGGCGGTGAGCGCGCCCAGCGTGGCGCTGTCGGTCCAGGGCAGGACCAGGTCGGTGTACCAGTCCGAGGCGATGCGGGCGAAGGCGGTGGTGATGTCCGGCACGCCGGTGCCGCCGGCCATGGCCGTGACCACGGCCGTCACGCCGGCCGGCAGCAGCTCGTCCGGATTGGCATCCGCCACCCGCACGTCCAGCCCGTTGCCGTGCGCGCCCTTCTCCTTGCAGGTCAGCAGCACCTGCGTGGTCTGGTTGGTCACCAGGGAGGCCGTCGCCGCCATCAGGGGATCGGCGGTGATGGCCGCGATCAGCGCCGTCGCCACGGTGGCAGCGGTGTCGCCGGGCTTCACGGTGACGCTGACGCGCCGCCCGCCAATGTAGAAGAAGGCCCGCGAGGCCACGGTCACGCCGGTGCCCCCGAGGGCGATGGTCGCGGTGGCCGCGGTCGCGCCCGAGGCGTCGGCCAGGGACATGGCCCACAGCTCGCTGTCGGTGTTCGCGGCCCGGAAGGCGGCCGCCATCTCGGACAGGGCCGAGCCGGTGCCGAAATAGGCCGCGCCGTGGTCGTCGCGGGTGATGCGGACGGGCGTGTTCGCCGCCGCCACGCCGCCGCTGACCCCGGCCGGCCCGATCAGCAGGACCCGCGTCGGCCACTCCAGCACGCCCACGTTCTTCGTGGTGGGACGCACCTCGGCATAGTTGCCTGGGACGCGGAGATCGTAGCCGATCTCATTGAAGCTGATGCCGTCCATGACTTACCCCTGGCTCTCGGCGGCGGTGGTGTCCGTGGTCTCCGCCTCGGCCGCCTGGTCGGAGGACTGGCTGGAGGTGCGGCCCTTGCGGGGCTTCACCTCGACCACGTCCTCGGCGTCGAGCAGGCGCTGCACGAAGACGTCGCGCTCGACGGTGCGGCCCTTCGCCTCCAGCATGGTGCCGTCCGGCAGCGGCACGGCGCGGCCGGGCGCCGGCTTGATCTCAATCTGCGCCACTGCGCACCTCCTGAAGCTCCTGCAGGCCGAACTCGGGCCAGGTCACGCCCAGCCGGAGGAAGTCGTCGATCGCGCCCGGATCGAGCGTGTCGTAGAGGTTGAAGGCGACCTTGAGGGACAGCGCGACGATGGCGGCCCGCTCGTCGTTGAAGCCCTCGGCGAAGGTATGCTCGCAGGCCGTCACCTGGATGCTGCCCACCTGCGGCACCGTGTGCCCCTGCAGCAGCGCCACCGTCATGGCGGTCAGCCCGAAGAGACCGGGCTTCGGATCGGCGCCGCGCAACTGGTCCTGCGGGCGGTCGTGCCGCACCACCAGCCAGACCGCGAACTCCGCCTCGCCATTGAAGCCCCGCGCATTGCTCTTCGAGGGGGTGATGCCGGCCCAGCCCCGGGCGATGCAGGGGGTGCGGCGGGTCAGCTGTTCCCAGACGGCCGGCGTCAGCCGGGGCGGCAGCACGACATGGTCGAACTGCTTTTCCGGGAAGAGCCCCTTCAGCCGCGCCTCGATCTCGCGGTCGATCGCGACGAGCGGGCTCTGCGTCAGCAGGATCTCCAGCGGATCGGCCATCACCAGCCCGCCGGGGTATCGCGCGTGACGGTGGGGAGCCGGTCGGAGACCATGGCGCCGGAGGTGCCGCCCAGCGGCGTGGCGCCGGCCAACTCGGCCCGGCCGCTCTCCAGCATGCCCAGCCAGTCGATCACGTCCTTCCGCGCCAGGCGCACCTGCTCGGAGGGTGCCAGGCTGGAGCCGTGCGACAGGTCGAAGCGCGCCAGCTTGCAGCAGGCCGAGACGATCTCGACCGGCACCGGGTTCAGCGGCAGCCGGTAGCGGCGCCGCAGGAAGCTTTCGATCAGCCCGGTGGCCGCATCGAGCGCCCATTCGGCCCGCGCCACCACCACGCCCTCGCGGTCCTGTCCGCCCGGGGTGGTGAGGCTGATCACCTCATCCTCCCCGAACTGGGCAATGAGGTCGGCGGTGGTGGCGTAGCGCGGCATCAGCCGGCCGGCCGGGCGCGGCGCGCGGAACGGCCGGCGACGGTGTCCTCGGCCGGGGTCTGCGGCGCCGGCGGCACTGCGGGCGGCAGAGCCTTGCCGGCGTCGATCGTCTCGGCTGCCCCTTCGATCATGCCCTCGGTCACCGCCGCCTGCTCGGGCGAGGCCAGGGAATGGACGTGGCTGCCGGAACGGCGCTGCTGCTCGGCCAGGTCGCGGGCGGCCTGCGCCTCGATCCCGGCATCGGGCGCCGCGGTGGCGATGGCGCGGCCCGCGCTTTCCGCGCGCTGGATCGCCTCACGGTCCGCCCCGGTGAGCGGGTGGGCGAAGGTGATGCCCGCGCCGGCCGAGCGCAGCAGCGCCTCCGGCGGCACGCCGATCACCTCGACGGCCAGGGTGGGTTCGCTCAGCAGCTGCTCCAGCTCGGCGGCCGTGAAGAAGCCCAGCGGGTACTCGGCACGGGCCGGGTGGGCGATGCCCGCCCGGCGGAAGCCCGGCTCGCGGCTGATGATGACGATCCGCCCCTCGGCGTTGTCCGCCGCCAGATAGAGGATCGCCGCCGCGAGGGTGGCGTTGCGGGTGGTGTCCATGAAGCCTCCGTCAGCCCAGCTGCGCCGCGACGAGCAGCTCGGCCGAGCCCTTCCAGGGGTTGCTCTCGCCGTTCGGCAGGTTCTCGCTGTTCAGCAGGCGACGGCCGTCGCCCTCCAGCGTGCCGGGCACGACGAGCAGGTTGGGCAGGATGGAGAGCGGCGTGCCGTTGGGGCGGCGCCGGCTGGCCATGGCGGCCCGGGCGGCCTCGTAGTTCGCGGCCGTGAGCGGCTGGCGGGACATGTAGGCCAGCTGCCAGGGACCGAAGCCCACGTTGCAGCGGCCGTCGACGCCCCACTGGAATTCCCGCGCCTTGAAGACGTTGTCGTCGTCCAGCGCCGTCTTGGCGGTCAGCTGGAAGCTCCGCCGATTCTGAAAGATCAGGGGCCGCAGCGGGCGGGAAACGTCGAACAGGTACCAGGGCGTGCCGGTGCCACCGCCGAAATTGCTGGCGCTGACCACCGCGCCGGAGGCGTCATAGGTCTGGTGGTCGGTGTCGAAGAAATACTGCCCGTCGCTGCACTTCTCGACGTTGCCGCGCTTGAGCAGGCCATAGGTCAGCAGGTCGGGGAACTCGGCCGCGTCCTGCGCCAGCATGTCGACCGAGGTGTTGAACAGGCCGAACTGATCGTCCTCGATATCCTCGCGGGAGATCCCGAGGGTCTCCTCGAAGGTCCGGTTGACGATGGTGAAGCTGCTGGCCGAGAGGGAATGCACCACCCGGTCGCCGATCCATTCGCGGATGCCCGGCAGCTCCGAGAGCTTCGGATAGGCGTTCTCGCGGGTGGTGCTGTTCACCACCATGCTGAAGCGCTGGTAGGTCGGCTGGATCGCCGCGAAGCGCTGGTTGAAACGAGTGTCCACGCCCACCGAGAAGGCGCGCATGAAGGACGGAGTGATCTGCATTGCAGCGCGCTTCCCTTAGATCTGGACCCAGGTGCGGCCGGCCTCGAAGCCGGCGACCGTGCCGACCTTCAGGCGCCCACCCGTGCTGTCGAGGCTGACGGTGCTGTCGTCCACCGCGTAGACGGCGGCGCCGAGGCTGGCCGGGGTGATGGCGGCGTCGGTTGCCAGCGGGAACACGCCGCGGCGGCACTTCACCGCCTCGGTGTTCGCGCCATCGCGGTTGTCGGCGTAGTGCTCGGCCAGGCCGGCGATGGCCACGGCGCCGGTGGTGCCGGCCGGGACCAGCACGCTGTCGGCGGTGAGCGCAACAAGCGTGTCACGGAAGACCTGCGACCCGTTCTTCACGGGATAGCCGAACTCCGGGCCGAGACGGCGCGGCAGGTTCAGGTCGGCGGTGGCGGCGGCCATCAGCGGCTCCCCTCAAGGCGCTTGCGGTAGGCTTCGGGGGTGACCTCGAAGATTCCCGTCACGGCTACATCGTCGCCCGACAGCCCTTCGGCTCCGGCCGGGAGCTGGCCGCGACGGCCGCCCAGGCCGCCATGGTTCAGCGCCGGCAGGCCATCCAGCTCCGTCTGCACGGAGGCGGCGTCCTTCATGTGCCGGTCGATGTAGTGCTGGCGCAGCGCGGTCGGGATCGGCTTGCCGGCGTCGATCGCGGCATCCACCGCCCGCTCCGCGACCTCGCGGGCGCGCTCGGTGGTCAGCTCGTTCACGCGCGACTGCAGCGCGACCATCTCCTGCCGCACCGTGGCCGGCACCTCGGCGGCGCGGGACTGCAGGGCCACCACGATGGCCTCCGCGTTCGCATCCTCCGGGGCACCCGCCGCCTTCGCGATGCGGCTCCGCTCGGCGGCGTGCAGCTGCACGGCGGAGTGGGCGGCGGTGGCGGCGGCGAGGATCGCCGCCTCGTCGGCCGTCTCGGGCAGTCCGAGCACGGCGCGCAGTTTGGCCAGGTCCATCCCGGTTCCTTGCTGATGATGAAGGGAGGCGAGCGCGAGGTTCGGATCGTTGGTCAGGGCCACGCTCTTCACGCGCAGCACCGTGCCGTCCGCCTCGTTGACGACGATCGCGGGGGAGAGGTCGCGATACGCCCGGCCGGCGACCAGGGCCTTGCCCTCCGGCGTCCACTCGACGCGGCCCCAGAGACCGTCCGCGCGGGACTGCATCTCCACGACCCAGCCCCGGGCCGGCGAGGCGCCGCCGGTCTTGGCGACGATCTCGGTGGCGTGGTTCTCGTCGAGGGGGAAACGGCCGCGCTTCAGGGAGGCCGCGATCACCGCCTGCGGGTCGCGCAGGATGTAGGGACCGCGGCCATCCACGCCGACCGAACGGCCGGCCGGGACCAGTTGCACCCATTCGGGGGCCTGGTCCGCCGGCGCGTCGAGGGCGCTCTGAAGGGCTACGATCTGTGGCATCGCCGGCGAGGATGCCGGGTGCGGACACCCTATATAATGCTCCCGCGGGGAGAGCATGCCGGCCGTTCGGGGAGCTTTCCGGAACCGGGGCCGCTGGCGCCTCCGGCACCCTGGCACGGCCGGATACGCCAGGGAAGCCGGGAAGGCCGCTCTTAGACCCTCTCAAAACCTCTCAAGCGGGGTGTTTGCTGCCGGGCCGGATCTGCGAGACTGGCTGGTGATGGCAATATCCTGACGGAGACCCAATGCTGATCAAGCTGCCGACCCCGCCTTTATGCGTTCTGATCCCCGACGAATGGCTTTGGGAGGCAGGTGTACAGGGCTTCAAGCCGGCCTCCCGTTCCTATCGCCTGCCGTCTGCTCCGTTTCTCATGGCCGGGGAAGAGGAAGTGCCACTGCAGGAAATCGCACCAATGCTTCGCAAGCCAGGCATTCATCCGGACACCCACGGCTTCCGCCGCAGGGGGAACCATACAGGAGACGGCCCTGGAGGAATGGTGGACGTTCTACAGGCAATCGCTGAGCGCACGTATCTTCCACCAGTGCAAATACGACTAGCCAAGGAAGTGTCGCCGGAGGGATTCCGTTTCGTCGTGCTGGATGGCTTCCATCGCCTTTATGCCTCCTACGCTTTGGGCTTCACCCATCTGCCATGCATCCAGGCCACCAATGTTCTCAGCGACGGCAGTAATCCCAAGCTGCGCTTCGGCGACCCATTATAGGGTCAGCTAGTCCACGTTTATCTGCCAACGAAGGGTAAGATGGCCAGCAAACGTTTCAAAGGTAAGGACTGCGCCTATTGCGGCGGGCAGGGCATCGCTTCAACGGCAGATCATGTTGTCGCGCGTGAGTTCTTCTTCGAGGAGGATAGAGCAGATCTGCCTCAGGTCGCTGCATGCAGAGCATGCAACAATCAAAAATCTGCCCTTGAGCACTATGTATCTGCCGCACTCATGGTAGGCAGCAACCTAGCCGATGGTGACCGATATCGACAGGAAAGGGTGCGGCCTCGCATAGCGAAGAACCGGAAGCTTCAAGAAGAACTGGGACTTAATGACCCCCCTGTTTGGATATGCAGGAATGGCATTTGGCAGCTGGTTCATGCCATCAAGCTACGTCCTACCAAAATAACTGGCTTAATGGCACTCATCGTCAAAGGACTCTACTGCTTCCATTTTGGAAGGCCTCTCTGCCGAGATTTCTGGGCCGATGTGGCTATGATCCATCCTCAGGAAGAGCCTGCTCTCTGGGCAGGGGTGGCTGGCTATTTTCCTCCTGGCTCGAAGAAATTCTCCAGCGATCTAGGACGGGGAACGTTTTTCTATGAATGCTCTCAGAGCCCAGCACATGCCGATTTTTCGATCTGGCGAATGGCATGGCACGGCGGCATATCGCTACACGGGGACAATACACCACCCCAAGGCGTGAGCGTATTTTGGTGCTTTACCCGGCCTACAGAAGAGGCTGTTGCCGCAGCTGAACACCGCATGAGTAGCGCATCCGACATAGATCCCGATGGCGAGACCTAACGCTTGCTCAGGGTCGGACGGCACGCGTCAGAAAGCTCTCGACCACATCCAGCACCGTGTCCTCATCCTCGGCTGAGATGCCGAGATAGGGCCGGGCCGGCATCTTCACCTCGTAGGCCGGGATCATCACGTCCTGAGCGAAGTTGCTCTTCGAGCGCTTCACGAAGCGCGTCGAGAGTTCGTCCGTCTTCGCATTGTAGTGCCGGTAGATGGTGCCCTGCCGGGCCGGGAACTTGATGGTCCCGCCGAACTGGTGGATGCCGGCATAGGCCTTGATGCTGCCGACGACGATCCCCTCGCCATCCAGGTCGAAGGTGATGCTGCCCTGCAGCCCGCCCCGCATCCCCGCCTCGCGCAGGATGCCCGGCCCCTTCTTCACCGCCTTGTAGGCGGGCGAGAGCGCCTTCCAGGGCTGCCCCTGGGGGTCTTTCTCCGCGTCGAAGCGGTCCTGGGTGTTGCGGACCAGACCGACGCCGATCGCCCGAAGCATCGGCTCCGGATGCCGGCCCAGGGCGCGGACCCGCTCGGACGCCGCCTGCAGTTCCGCCAGGTCGAGATGGGCCTCGATGCGGGCGCCACTCATGCTGGAAATCCCCGGGCCGGCTCGCTATATCGGTGACAGGCGTGCCGCGACACGGTGACACTCTCCCAGCCGTAGCACCGTCCTTCGGGGCGGGAGCGCAATGTGGGGTTCACGGGAGGCCCTACCGGCACGCCAATCACTCCTCCAGATCCTCGATCGACCCGGATACGATCTCGGCCCGGCGCAGCTCGCGCCGCACCTCCTCCAGGTTCGTCCGGCGGAAGGACACGAGGTAGACCTCGCGCCCGTCCCGCGTCGCCTTCACCACGGCATAGAGCAGGTCGCCCGCCACCCGGAGCAGCGAGACGTGCCGCGCCCGCATCCGCAGCACCATGGCGGGATGCGCCAGCACCTCGCCGAGGGAGGCATACTGCTCGGGCGTCAGCTCGGGATGGTGGCGCAGCTGCTTGCGCACGGTGTCGGCCGACAGGCTCACCTCCCCGGTCTCGGCGCCGATCGCCAGCCTGACCTCCGGCGCGAGGGTGCCGACCGAAAGATTCCCCTGCGGCGCCGCCAGGAAGCGCAGCATGTCTGCCGGCGAGCTGGCGGCGGGCACGCCGCCCCGCGCCGTGACCACCTGCGGGGGCGGCTCGGCCGCCGGGACCTGCGGCGGCGAGGCGACAGCCGGGCGCGGCGTGACGGGAGCCGGTGATGGGACTGCGGGCGTGGATTCCCGCGGGACCGTCGCCGGCGGCCGGCTGCGCAGCCGCTCCATCCCGCCCGGCGCCGGCGGCGGGGCCGGCGCGGTCGGGACCGGTGCGGGCTCGCCTGAGGCGGGCGGCGGGGTGCCACGCTTCCAGGCCTCGCCCGGATTGTAGCCGAAGCCCGGGTCGATCCCCTCCGGCACGTCGACCACCTGGCCGGTGCGCGGGTTCACCCAGGGACGCATGTTCACGGGCGGCGCCTGGTCGGGGCCGGCCTTGCCCATGCGCGCTAGGCCGCGCTCGCTCACCACGCGGGTGCGGCAGCCGCATTTCCACCCGTTCGGGGGATAGTGCGTGCTCCACCACGGATCGTCGGCCCGCAGCGTCAGCCCGTTCCAGGCCAGGTGTTGCAGGCGCGGATGCTGCGCGCCGGAATGCACGTACTGCCAGTAGGGGAAGGCCGCGAGCGTCTCCGGCTCGGTCTGCTGGGCATAGCGGCCGGCGCTGTAGGCGGTGCTGAGGTTCGTCTCGTAGATGACTTGGCTGCGCCAGCCGGGCGAGCCGTTGTACTCCCAGCCGTGCTTCGCCACGATCGCGTCGAACTGCTTGCGGAAGTCGGCAAGCGTGGTGCCCTGCTCCAGGGCCTTGTCGATCTCCCGCCGGAAATCGTTCAGCAGCGCCTCGCTGGCCGCGCCCGCCACGGCGAAGCCGCGGCTGTGCCCCTCGTTCCAGACATCGGTCCAGGTCTGGGTCGGGACGTTGGTCTTCTGGCGGAAGAACTCGATCGCCTCGCGCGGCGGCAGCCCGACCGCCTCGGCCGTGGTCTGGCGGATGGTGCCGCTCACACCGGGTACTCGCGGCAGATCCACTGCCACAGCTCACGCAGGTCGTGAAAGGCGCGGTACGAGACCGGGCAGCGGCGGCGGGCGCAGGCCCCGGCGTAGACCATCATGCCGGTCAGGACCTCGGCGGCACGGTGCCGCTCCGCTTGGTTAGCCATGCGGACCTCCTCCGACATACCCACCCTCAGCGCTCCTGCAGGATGTCGCGGGCCATCCGGACGCGGGCCTGGCTGCGCCAGGCCAGCAGCTCCAGCGAGGCCGTCACCCCGAGGCGCCGGCACCAGGAACAGTGCAGCGGCGCCGGCAAGGGAAAGGAGCGCGTGGCGTCCACGACATGCCGGCCGCAGCCGTGACAATCATACTCGGCGGGGCGGAAGGTCTCGTGCGCCATCAACCACCCCGCATCTCGTCCAGCAGCGCGGCCTGGCCGACCAGGTTCGCCAGGGCGAGCGCCCGGCCCATGACCTCGGCGAACTCCTGCGGGTCCAGCTTCAGGCGGCTGATGCGGTCGGCCAGGTCCCGCATGTCGGTCGCGCTCTGCAGCTCCACGCGGATCTGGTCCGTCAGCCCGGCCAGCGCGCCCTGCGCGTCCTGCGACAGCCGGCGCGTCAGCAGCTCCACCATCTCCGGGTCCTGGTTCGCCGCGTGCCGGCTCACCAGCTGGCCCATGACGGTCTGCAGGGCGACCGGCGTCGCGCCCGACACGGCCGGCGGCGTGGTCGTGGGTACCACCTTCCGGCCGCCGATCACCACCGCGCCGGCCGCGGGCTCGCTGAAGCCCAGACGGTCGCGCATCTCGCTCGCCTCGACCTCCAGCCCCTGCGGACCCAGCTTGTCGAGCGCGGCGATCACCTGCTCCAGTGGAACCTCGTCCGGCCGGCCGAGGCGGGCGGTCGGGAAGTCCGTGGCACTGGGGAAGTTGAAGGCGACGATCCGCCGAAAGAGCTGCGCCGTGATCGTCCCGGCCAGCAGGGCGGCATCGGCGCGCTCGATGTCCTCCTGCACCAGCCGGTGCTCCTGCGACACGGCATGGCCGCCGCTGATCGCATCCGTGGTCGTGGTCTGGCCCAGCACCGCCTTGCTGATCTGCTGGTCCAGCCAGTCCGCGCGCTGCTTGTGCGTATCGGCCGCCGAGCTGACGCCGGCGACCTCCACGAACTCTAGATCCATGGACTTCGGGATGATGGCGGCGCAGTCGCCCGCGATGTTCGAGACGGCGCTCCACAGCACCCGCTTGTCCGCCTCGCTGGCATCCGGCCCGTAGCGGCCGACGCGGATGGGCGAGCCGTAATTCTGCACGAAGATAGCCCAGTCGCGCAGGGTGAAGCTCTTGTACATCCAGGCCCAGGAAGCGAGCCGTGCCAGGCCGGAGCGCACGATCAGGCCGGATTTCGACGGGTGGCGATGCACCACGAACTTGTGCTCGGCCAGCGGCGTGGTGCCGACATTGTCGCGGAGGCGCACCTCCTCACCATCCTCGTCGCTGACCTCGAACCAGCGCTGCGGCCGGTAGATCAGGCGCGCCGGCAGGATCTCGCCGCCGAGGTTCCGCCACTCGATCTCCAGTACCGAGAAGCCCTTGCCGATGGCATCGGCCATGTCCAGCAGCGCCGCGTTCAGCACGCCGGTGCGGAGCCACTTCACCAGCAGATCCTTGTGCCGGACGTGCTCCGCATCGTCGCTGGCCGCTTCCACGGTCAGGGGGAGCTGCGTCACCTGGCGCTTGCGGGTGCCCAGCACCGCCGCGTAGTGCAGGTCGCGCTCCTCGATATCCTCCGCCAGCTCCATATAAGCGAGGCTGTCGCCCTGCGCCGCGGCGCGGTGGATCGCGGCCAGCCGGGACGGCGTCAGCCCCTCGGCCGGGTGGCCGCTGAAGACGGGACGCACGCCGGCCAGGGTCGGCGTGGCCTGCTCCGGCATCTGCACGACCTTCCGCGCCGTGGCCGGCAGCGGGTTGCCGTACTGGTCGAGGAGCGCCATCAGCGGGTCCCTTTCTCGCTCACAGGCTTCCCCTCACATCCCGCCCCGACCGCCGGAAATCGTCCTCATCGGGTCGGTTCCAGCTCCGGCGCGACGCGGCCTCGGCCGGCGCCGGCAGGCGCGCGGCGGACTGGTAGCCGTATTCCTCCGGATCGGCCTCCGAGGCGGCGTAGGCCAGGGCCGCGGCGATCGCCGCGTCGCCGTGGCGGGAGGCGTTCTGGTCGGTCAGCGTCCGCTCCGGCACGCGCGCCACGCCGCGCACCAGCTTCAGGGAGCGCAGGTCCCCCAGCACATCGCGGTCGCGCGGCAGCGTCAGCATGCCGTCCTCGATCGCGGCCTTCAGGGGCGGCATGTGCTCGCGGTACCAGGGTTCGGAGAGCTTCACCTGCTCGATGCGCGCGCCGTAGCGCTGCGCCGCCACCTCGGCCAGGTAGGCGCCGTTGCCGGAGGCGTCCATCTTGCCGGCGCGGAACTTCGGCAAGCGGTCGCAGAGGTAGAACAGCACTTGCTCCTGCTGCCGGAAGGGCACGTTGCGCAGCTCCACGATGAAGCGGGTCCGCCGTACCAGGTCGCGACCGATCGCCAGAGGCCAGATCACCGTCAGGTCCCGGACCCGCCCGAAATCCTCCCCGAAGACGTGCGGCTCGGAGGTGTCCAGGTCGCGCAGCGCCGCCGCCAGCTCTCCCGCGCACCACAGCGCCGCCTCGGCCGTGCGGACGTCCTCCGGCAGCTCGGCGAAGCCCGGCGGGCAGGTCCAGCGCAGCACCGGCACCTCAGCCGTGGCGCGCGCCTCCAGCAGCGGCCCGGGCAGGTAGGCGCCCGAGACCGGGTTCGGGATGACGTTCAGCTCCTCGTCGGCATTGTCCCGGTAGGTGTCGAGGATGTCCTGCTTCCAGGCGTCCTCGCCCTCCTGGGTCCAGGCAATGCCCAGGCGCTCGCAGATGCGCGGGTACAGCCCCTGCTCGATGGCCTCGTCGAAGGTCAGGCGCAGGACGTGGCCCTTGCGGCGGCCGGCGCGGATGTCCTGGACCAGGACGTTGAAGGGGTTCGTCTCGCCGTTGTGCGTGGAGCAGACGACGACGCGACCGCCCCAGATCAGCAGCGCCAGCGCCGCCTTCAGGACCTCCTCCAGATTGTCCATGAAGGCCGCCTCGTCCAGGATCACCAAGCCCTGCTTGCCACGCAGCGCGCGCGGGACGGAGGGCAGCGCGATCGTCTCGAAGGTCGAGGCGAAGCCGATGCGGAACGCGCCCACGGAGCGCTCCGGGTGGTCCGGGTCGTTGAAGACGAATTCCTCGACCTCCGATGCTGCGAAGGAAAAGCTCTTCGCGAACATGGCCACGTAGTCGATGAACTCGCGGGTCATCTCCTTCTCGTAGCCCATGTACAGCACGTCGCTGCCGCCCTCGGAGCGGGCCAGCCCAGCCTGGCCGGCGGCGATCGCGCCCAGCGCCCAGGAGTAGCCGGTGCGGCGGCTCTTCTCGATCACCACCAGGCGGTGCTCGTCGATGGCCTGCCAGAGCTGCTGCTGGTACGGCAGGAAGACGGCGGGCAGGCTTTCGGGGGCGCGGCTCACCACCGGCACCCGCGCGCCCAGAAGGCCGCGATCGCCGCGGCCTTAACCCCCTCCATCTGGAGGACCTGGATGACGGCGGCGCTCATGCCTTCGCCACCCCGAAGACGCTGGCTTTGATCGCTGCCACGGTTTCACGAGATAGGCCCTTTTCACGGGCGACGGTCTCCACCGCCTGGGCAGCCTCCCGCTTCGCTTTCGCAGCCGCACGTTCCTCGATCTTCTGGATCAGCTCGACATCGTGGCGCTGGGCCTTGGTCAGATGCTCCAGGCCCTTGGCCAGCAGCATGGTGCCCATGGCATCCAGGCTGCCATTCTCCTCGCCCTCGGCGACTTCGGTGTCCTGCGCCTCGGCGGAGCGCATCAGCACGTCCAGGATCGCGCCCTGGACCAGCTCGATGTTCAGGCGGGTGGTCTTGCCCTCGTCGGCCTCGCCCAAGGGGCGCACCAGCGCCTCGGCGATAGCGCGGGAGCGGCGGATGCGCTCGCCGACCTTCTCCATGCTCTTCACATGGCGGCCGAGCGCGGAGCGGCTGACCTCGACGTCCAGCTGCTTCAGGTGCGCCAGGATTTCGTCCAGCGTCCGCCCCTGCTCGCGCAGGCGCCCGATGGCGTCGCGGACCTCGCCCGGCAACTTGTCGATGGAGGACGGCCGGGCCATGGCTCAGCGCGGCTCCGGCCGGGAAACGCCGGGATGCGCCCGGCCGCAGGCCACCTGGCGGCCCTCGGCCGTCAGCGTCGCCACCCACAGATCGCCGCCGCCCAGGGCGCGCGGCTTCTCCAGCGTCACCAGCCGGTGCTCGGACAGATACTGCAGCTCGGCCCGGATGTGGTCGGGATAGACGGTGCCCAGCATGTGGCTCACCACGCGCTGCAGCGACGTCTCGGTCAGCCGGTATTCGGCGTCCTCGGCGAGTGCCTGCAGGATGGTCAGCCGCCGGTCCTCGGACAGGCTCTGCGCCAGGGTCTTCATGACTTCTCTTTCTCCAGGAGATGCTCGACGAGCCGATCGACCTTGCGTTCGATCCGCCCCACGGAAGAGGTGACCCCGGCCAGCCGCTCCCCGGACACCTCGACGGCGCGCTCCAGGTTGCCGACGCGCTCCGACAGGCGCGTCATGTCCGAGTGCTGCGGCATCGCCTCCACTCGCTGCTCCAGCTTCGCCAGGCGCTCCGACATCGCATTGATGCTGACGCGGGATGCCTCGCTGGTGGTGCGGCTCGACAGCCGGTTGGCGACAAGGTGGACCAGGCCGATGGACAGCAACGCCGCCACGATCATCAGCAATGCGACGTCCAGCCAGCCCGTCCCGGCTCCCCCTGTCAGCATGTGTTGGCCGCCGCCCGGATCAGGAGGCGGCGGGAAGCGGGTCGCTGACCTGCGACTGCACGGCCACGGCCGCGATGGCTGCTGCCCGGGGGATCTTGCCCAGCTCACCCTCGATGATGCCCGCCAGCTTGTCGTCCGTGGCACCCACAACCTTCGCGGACTGGCGGAATTCGGTGCGGAGCTTGTCCACCCCGGCGGCCACCAATGCCTTCTTCACGGCCTCCGGGTCCACGCCCGGCGTGAGGGCGGAGAGCTGCTCGCTGATGCTGCCGGCCACGCGGCCAGCGGCACCGACGATCCGCGCCAGGCGGGAATCGTGCCGCTCCTCGAAATAGGAGGCGACGTCCGCCGCCGCCTTGGCGGCGATGCCGAGGCCCAGAACGGTGAAGGTGAACTTGTCGAAGAGGTCCATGGGGTCTCTCAGGCCGCGCTGCGCGTGGCGTTGTCGTTGGTGGTGAGGGACATGGCCTGGAACGGCAGCAGGCAGAGCCGGCGCGACCAGCCCAGGCCGAAGCTCTTCCAGGTGGAGAGCCCGGCCATGAAGACGGTGCGCTGCGCCTGGAACTCGGCGCAGAGCGCCTGCACCCGATCGGGCGAACCGTTGCCGAGCTTCGCGGCAAGCAGATTCCGGGTCTGGGTTCCGATCAGGCCATCCGCATCCGCGCCGATCGCGCGCTGCAGAAACTTCGCGGCGTTGCCGACGCCGTTGTTCACCCCGGCATCGTAGACCAGCAGGGCGAGCGGCAGCGGCAGAAGGTCGCAGCGCAGCTTGTCCCAATACTGCACGCGGTAGATGGCGCGGGCCTGATCGAGGGTAAGCGAGGCGATGTCGAGGGTCGGATAAGCGGCGGCCGAGATGCCGTATTTCGTGCCGCGCAGGATGCCCTTGCCGACCGCGCCGCCCGTCCAGTTCCCGGGATCGGCCCTGTCCATGGACAGCCCGCCTTCATGGCCGGCCGTGAATTCGTGAACTGTCTCGAAGGCATCCATGGCGCGCATGATCGTGCGCGCGCGGAAATGGCGTCATGCCCTCCCAGGGAGGGCATCGCCGCATTTACAGGGGAAGGGTGAACTGCCGGCTGTTGCTGCCCTCGGCGGCGCGCAGCTTACGCCAAACGCTGGACTCTCCAAGCCCCAACTTCACGGCGATCTTCGGCACCGACATGCCGCGCGCCTTGTAGACCTGCGCGCGCCAGAGCTTGCAGGAGGGCAGCTTGATGGTCTGCCCGCCGACCTCGCGCGCCAGCGCCTCGGCCGCCGTCAGGCCGACGATCTGGGCCAGGGGGGAATGGGGGGTCACGCGCTCCGGGAAGGCCACGCGCACGCCGCCGCGCGCGTCGAGCAGCTGCAGCGCGGCCTCGACGCCGGCCGCGCGGACGATCCAGTCGATCTCGACGGGATGTCGCAGCTCGCTCATGGCCGCCTCAGCGCCCTCCGGCCGGAGCCGAGATGGCATCCAGCAGGGGATCGAGGATGCAATCGGGCAGACGGCCGCGCAGCACGCGCTGCGCGGTGAGGACGGCCTCCGCGTCGCGGTTGCGCCAGACCAGGCGCACCAGCACGGAGCCGTCCCGGCGGTGCATGGGCTGCGTCAGGGGGCGCAGCTCGTAATCCAGCCCCTCGGCCATCCGGGCCACGTCCTGGAAGACGGGCAGTTCGGCGAAGGGCCAGGATTCCATGGCGGGCAGCCGGCGCGGCGGGACGCGGATGGCGTCCTGGCCACGACGCTGCAGGGCGGACAGGGCGATCATGCCGCAGATTCCCGCTGCTTGCGCGCCCGGTAGTCGCTGACCCAGCGCGCGGCGGTGTCGAGCGGCAGTCCCAGCTCCTCGGCGATCTCGCGTCCATTCCAGCCCAGGTCCACCAGCTCCTCCGCCTGCTTGCGGGTGCCGGTCTCCCCGGCCTGCGTCACGCGCGCGATCTCCCGGCTGATCCGCTCGACACGGTCCAGCGCCAGGCCGGTGTCCCGGGCTACACGGCTCTCCGCGAAGCCCTCGCGCAGCATGGCGCGGGCCTTCGCCTCGGGATCGGCGGCCGGCTGCGGCGCCATGCGCGGGGCCGGGACAGCCGCGGGGCGGGTGGGCGGTGCAGCCGGGACTGGGGGCGGCACGACGGCGGCTGGCGCCGTGACGGGGGTGACAGGCGCCGGAGCAGGTGCGGGCGGGGGCGCAGGCTCCGGTGCGGCCTCTGGCACCGCCACGGGCGGCTCCGGCGGACGGGCGGCAGCCAGCTTCTCCTGGCGGCGGGCCTGCGCCTTCTGGACATTGGCGCGACAGGCGGCGAGGCGGGCCTCGCTGAGCGGCTTCTTCTCCTTGGCGGGCTGCGCGACCGGCGGGGGCTCGGGGGCCGCTTCGGGCAGCACGACGGGCAACTTCTCCGCCACTACCTCAGCCATCCCGTTGAGCACATCCGCCGTGATCGACGTCTGCCGCTCCCGCTCCACCCGTGGCTGCGGCGCGGGCTCGCGGACATGCCCCATATCCTGCATGGCATAGGTGAGCCCCGCCATCATGCCGAGGCAGCCCGCCACCACCGGGTGCATCGGCTGCTCGTCCCGAGCGAACTCTGTCGCCAGGTGTGCCAGCGTCTCCATGCGGATCTGGAGCCGCTCGATCGGGTTCGTCATGGTCCATCCTCCGAGGGTTCGGCCCGCTGGCGGGTTGCCGCCAGGCGCAGCTGCCGGATCTGCGCGTTCACCGCCGGCATCACGAGCGAGGCGGCATAGGTCTGCAGGTCGTCGACCTGAAGCGGGGTGCGGGCCTTGCCGGCCCGGTAGGCGGCATCGGCCACCTGCTGCACGGCGCGGCGCAGCGCGTCGGGGACGTCGGTCATGCCCGGGCTGCCTCCATGGCAGGCCGGCCGGTGATGCGGCGCGCGCTGTGCCGATCGCCGCCATGGCCGATATTGGGGGTCGAGACCGCGGCCTCGGGCGTCCAGCCCGCCTGCAGGCGCCACCACACGGCGGCGAGCTTCAGGCCGGCCGGGGCGAAGCGCGCATGTGCCTGGCGCACGGTCATCTTCTCGCCGAAGAAGCTGTGCGAGCGCTGCTGGATCAGGGAGCGGGCCATCAGCGCTGTCCTCCGGCGGCCGGCATCCCGCCCCGGCGCCAGGCCATCAGTAGCCGGAGCGCCTCGACCAGCTCGGGCGAGAAAACGAGGCTGCTGCCGCGCAGCTGGTTGCAGCGGTAGCAGGCCATGACAAGGTTCGCCGGGTCGTTAGTGCCGCCGTGGCGGACCGGCACGATATGCTCGACCGTGGGGCGGTGCTGGGAGCCGGGCGCCTCCTCGTTGGTGCGGTGACCGCAGTAGCAGCAGCGGTGATTCTGCCGCTCGCAGATGGCGGCGCGCTCCGCGCTGCAGATCCGGCGCGGATGCGGGCTGCGGTCGCGCAGCAGGCGGTGCTCGGACCAAGCCGCGTCGATCTGCGCCCGGCGCAGCGCCGTGCCGTCAGCGAGTGTGTCGGGCATCGGCGCGCCTCCTCGCCGCGAGGACGGCGCGGGCCCGGGCAACCTGCGCGCCGATCGCTTGGCGCAGCTCGCGCCGCGAGGGGCCGTCCGGCATGATCCGTAGCCCGGCCTGGATGGCCAGACGGGCAAGGAGATAGCGAAAGCAGTTGATGTGACCGATCGGGCTAATCATGTTGGGGCGCCTCGAAGGCACCAGCCACGATCTTGAGCGCCGTCTCCTTCGCCGCCTTGCGCTCGTATGGGTCCGAAACTGCTTCCATCAGGGCGGCAGAGATCGACAGGCCGCCCAGAGCAACCGCGAAGGGAGCCGCGCTTCCAACGAGCCGAGCTTCCTGCCATTCGAGGCACGACTGCAGCTCGACTTCGCATGCAGCCTGCCATAGGTCTTCGTCTTGCATGAGCGCCGTCTGCCGCGCAGTGCCCTGCCGAACCATCTCGACGAAGTACGCGTCGCTCCTCATCGGCCTGTTAGGTAGGGCAGCGGCGCGCTCCACGGAGAAGCCGGCGCGGCGCAACGCATGCAGAATGTTTCTTGCGACCCTGGATAAGTTGTCGTCGCCCAGATCCCCTCGCATGGATGCTTCCACGACGCGCCATGGCTCGTCAGCAGGTGAGACGGGCACAGTATCGAAGGCGCGATACCGCTCCGCATCCCGGGCGATCTGTTCGGCTTCCGGTGCAGCAGCGAGGAATCGCTCCACGAAGGCATCCAGGGCACCACCGGCCTGCAGCAGCGCCTCGACATCCAGCCATGGCGTGCTCTTCACCGCCTCGGCCCAGGCCGAGCGCAGTGCCTGCATCTCCGCCACGACCTCGGCCCGCGTCTTCTGCCCGCTCATAGCGGCACCGCATCGCTGGGATAGCAGAAGGTCCGGGCGTCCGGCCGCAGCCGGCGCGCCGTGCCCGCCAGCATCTCGCAGGCGGCCTTGCTGGCCAGGTTCTCCACCCGGTTCGCGGGCTCGCCGCCCACCACGTAATAGACCAGCAGCACCCAGGTGATCATGCCTCACCTGCCCGGTGCTTTTCGCGCGCCAGCCAGGCCTTCAGGCCCTCGATCACGCGGTTGGCCTGCGGCCCGTCCAGGAACTCTGGCGCGGAGATGCCCTGCGGCGTCAGGCGGCTCTTCGTCTGCCGCTGCACGAAGGCCCGCAGCGCGTCCTCCGAGCCGTCGGCGAGATACGGCTTCAGGTCGCCCCAGATGCCGTAGATCATCCGCACATAGGGCTTGGCGCTGCGGCCCCGCTTCGCCCCCGCCTTGGGCTTCCAGCCCAGGCGGCGGAACTCGGCGATCGCCGCTTCGAGCTGCGCGTCGGTGCAGGCGGCGGTGCTCTCGCTGCCGGTGACGCGGCGCAGGACGGCGCGATAGGTGCCCTCGTCCAGCGCCAGCTCCTTGCGGGCGATGTGGACCTTGGCGACCATCGCCTTGCGGGACGCCGCGGCAGGGGCCGGGCCCGGCCGCGTGGCGCGGGAAACAGCCGCCGCGCTCACGTCAGCCACCGGACGGCCGCCGAGACGATCACGACCCAGATCAGGGTCCCGAGCCCCATGGCATTGATCCAGCCGCGCAGGAAGCGGCTCTGCGCCTCCTCCAGGTCCTGGCCGATCCGCAGCAGGCGCTGCCCGACGTCCAGATCGGTGCTTTCCTCCCCGGCCGGCGCGCTGCCGAGGACAATAGCGGGAACGCTCCTCATGCCCGGGCTCCCTTCGAAAGCGACAACTTCACCGGCTCGACCACGAACTGCTCCCCGGCGCTGCCGACCTTCACGCCCGGCACGGCCGCCGCGACGGCCGGCTCCCGCAGAAGGGCATCCTTGTCGACCTCGTTCTTCGTGCGGACGAAGCGGTCCAGCCCGGAGGCCTGCAGGAAGGCGATCACGCTCTCCGCATCGGTGACGCGCACCGAAGGCGGCCGGACACGCCAGAGGATCTCGCCCGCCTGCATGCGCACCGTCTTCGTGGCGCCGTCGCGCGTCAGCGCCGCCCGGTTCGCCTCGGCCCAGAGCTGCAGGCCCTGCACCAGGACCTCCTCCTCCTCGGCGAAGGGCCTGGCCGCCTTCTCGAAGCGGACCTTCATGGCCGCCACGCTCTCGTCCAGCTCGATCTGGATCTCGGCCCGGCGCCGCTGCGTCTCGCCGATGCGCTGCAGGAAGCGGTTCGCCTCCTCCTGGTCGCGCGGCACGGGCACGTTGCTGGCCGCGCGCTTCACCTTGCTCATGCTGCCTTCCTATGGATCTGTGACGTGCTGCCGCCGCGGCGCGGCGGAGAGAAAAGGTGGTTGCCCGCGGATTGCGGGCGCGGCAGGCCCTTGGCGATGCGCCAGGCGTCCTCGGCACGGCGCATGCAGTGTCCACAGGCGTCCACCTCGCCGTGGCGGTTCCGCGTCCAGCCCTCGCCGTGACAGTGCGGGCACGAGGACCGGAGGTTGACCTGCGCGGGCGCTGTCATGACCAGGCCAGCATCTGGTGGACGCTCGCCCGCGCCGGCGGCCGCGCGGCGGCGATGGCGCGGCGTTCGAGCGCCGCGACCAGGTCCCCCATGCCGTTCAGCCAGTCGCAGAGGGTCACCACCTGCTTCGGCGAGACGATCTGCGGCATGTCGTGGCGTAGCATCCGCGCCATCCAGCGCATCTGCAGGGCGGCGGACGGCAGGGGGCGGAACATCGCGGCATCCCGCGCGTCCTCCGCCTCCTCCAGGGGCAGGACCAGGGCCGCGACGGCCTCCAGGTCGCGGGCCAGCTGCAGGCACTCGGCCGGCGTGGTGACGCCGCCGGTGTTGCGGTCCAGCTCCAGCGTCCCCGACAGGGCGAAGATCCGGTTGGCAAGCGGGTTCATGCCTCGCCCCCGGTGCTGATCTGCTCCGCGGCGAGGCGGCTGTACGCGGCTTCGATGTGCGCGGCCTGCAAGGTGCCGCCCTCGGCCGCCGCCGTGCGGTGCGCGAGCAGCAGCACCTTGGTCATGATGCGCAGCGCGCCGGGCTTGCGAGCGATGATGCCCAGCAGCTTCCGTTCCCTCTCGCCTTCGACCTTCCAGGCGTCGATCAGCGCATCGATGTCCGCCTTGCTGGGCTTCGGGCGGTTGATCCGCATCCCGACCCGGGAATGCAGCTGCGCGAACTCGGCCGTCCGGGCATTGCCCTGGATGCGGTTGTAGACCGTCTCGTTGCCCACCACGGCGATGCCGACGCCGGCCAGGTCGTGCAGAGTGCGGAGCTGGTCCAGCGCCGCCGTGCAGAGATGCTGGGCCTCGTCGACCACGATCAGGCCGCCGCTGCCCTGCAGGCGCCGCACCAAGGCGCGGCTCTGTTTCTGGGAGCTGCGGCTGCCGGTCAGGCCCATCGCCTCCGCGATGTAGTCCAAGAGCATCCAGGCGGAGCGGAGCGTGGGCTCCCCGGTCACCACCCAGACGCTCGGCGCCATCCGCTGGTACTGGTGGATGGACACCGTCTTGCCGACGCCGGGGGCACCGCCGATCACCACGAAATCCGGGGCGTGCTGGGCGTGTTCCAGCGTCGCGATCATCTTGGTCGCACCATCGGTCGGCACGAAGAGCGGGGCGCGCGGCAGGATGGACTGCGTCCGCTTCTTCGCCTTCCGGGCGGACAGCCAGGCCCGGCCGGCGTTGACCAGGCGCTCGGTGCGGCCGGCATAGGTGCCGCCGACGAAGTTGCTCCAGGTGCCGTAGGCGATGTCCACGGCCTTCGCGACCTGGGACATGCTGACACCGTCCTCGGCCGCGGCCGCCTTGATCTCGGCGATCAGCGCCGCAACCTCGTCGGAAGGGCCGGTGGTCGGCGCGTCGTCGTCGACCGGAATGTTTTTGACAACGTCCTGCATGATGCTATCCATGGGGCTCTCGCTTCTTGACTGTTGACGGACGGCGGGGAGGTGGTCAGACCTCCTCGTCGTCCTCGACGACCAGGCTCAGGTGCCGACCGCCTCGCTGGGCACGCTCCAGCGCCACCGCGCGGACGAACTGGTCGAGATCGTGTTCCTCCCGCTCCTCCTCCTCGAAGACCGGCTTCAGCGCCGTGGCGCCGCGCGTCATCGCCACGACCTTCGTCTCCGGCGGCGGTGCGGGTTCCGGCGCCTCGGGCAGCATCGCCGCGACCTCCGCGATGCTCATGGAGCGCTCGGTCTCCAGCAGTTCGCGGTTCAGGCGCAGGAAGGCGCGGCGCTTGCGGCCGTGCTCGCGGGCGGCATCGACGTCGGCGAAGCCCGCCGCCTCGACGCATTCCGCCGAGCAGACGAAGGCGCCGTCGATGCGGTAGACATGCACCGCGCCGTGCAGCGCCTGCGGATCGAAGCGGACGGTGACGCGCTGGCCGCGCAGCGGCAGCAGCCGCTCCGACCAGTAGCGGTTGCCCTCGATCTCGATGCTACCGTCCGTGCGGCGGACCCGGATCGCCTCGGCCGCCAGCAGCCAGAGGCGCCGCTGCTCCGCCGTCGCCTTGCGGATCACCGCCGTGGCGTAGGAGGCGTCGAAGGCCTGGCGGAAGGAGAGCTTCCCGCCGCAGACCCGAGTGTCGCGGCCGATGCGGTCGTTGTGCGCGTTGATCCCGGCCGCGGTGACCTTCAGGAAGGTCTCCAGATCCACAGCCTTGCTGGCATAGTTCTCCGGCTTGGCCATCGGGTTGTTGCCGGTATAGGCGCCCGCGAAGGCGGGGTGCTTCCACAGGCCCTGCGCCAGGTCGCGGAAGGCGCGCTCGATGGGCTTCGACTGGCCGCTGTACGGCGTGGTCCAGTGGACCTTCACGCCGAGCGTGGTGAGGATACCGGCCGGCTCCTCCTCCTTCACCTTGAAGCGGAAACGGTTCGGCGTGCCGCCCGTCAGCCACTTGCTGGCGAACTGGCGGCCGTTGTCGAGCCAGCAGTGCTCCGGGATGCCATAGGCTTCCACCAGATCACCGAAGGCCAAGCGCACGGCCTCGGTGTTCTCGCTGACGTCCACGCGCCAGGACAGGATCAGGCCAGAGTAGAGGTCCTGGAAGACGGTCAGGATCGGGCGCAGGATGCGGCCGTCCGACCACTTCACGAAGACGTCCGCCTTGTGGCCGTCCGCGTTCACCGCCTCCAGCGCATGGAAGGCAGAGCGGTCGCGCTCCTGCGCCGGGTACATGCGCTTGAGAGCGTCGACGCCGTCACGAGCCAGGACGCGGATGGTTTCGGGTAGCTCCTGTATGCGGCGCTGCACGGTCGCGCGGCTCGGCACGATCCAGCCTTTAACCTTCGCCGTCTCGACCATCCGCGCATAGCAGTCGGTCAGGTTGGGCCGCTCTGGCCGCAGGTAGTCGGCCTTGATGAACTCCCAAGCTTCAGGGGTGTAGCAGGATTGCTTGTCGCGCCCGACATGACGTGGCGCGAGATAGGGCAGCCAGTCATGGCGCTCCACGCCGCGCACCATCTCGTACAGGCGGTAGACGCCGCTGAGAGCGAGCTTGCCGGCCCGCACCATCTCCATGGCCTGCACCTGCCCCATACCGGCAGCGGTCAAGGTCGCGATTCGATCCAGCATCTCCAGGCGCTGGCGGGCGACGTCCTTCTTCTTCTCGGGGAGACCGTCAAACCATTCCCAGAGCTGCGCACGGGTCATCTTCTCCCGCGCCAGCTCGCGCTCCTGAGCGATTTCCACCTGTCCGAGACGTTGCACCAGGGCGATCTGCGGCTGTGCCGGCAGGCAGGAGTAGTGGTACTCGAAGCCGCCGCCGGCGCCCTGGCGGCGGCGCCAGCGGCGCCCTTCCCAGTTGGAACGACGCCAATCCTCGCGATCCGCCATCACCCTGATGCCCCGTTCGTCCGGCAGACCTGGGAGGCAGAGCTGGCTGAACTCGGACGGGGTGAACCATTCCTGCGTCAGCATGGGGATGTTCCCTTCATGCGGCTGGCCCGCATCAGCGCGTCGCGGCGGCGCTTCAGGGCATCTTCGCGATCGCGCAGCAGGGCGACCTCGACCAGCGGGACGTGCCGGCGCTCGATCACGGCCCAGCCGAAGGGCTCGACCAGCATCTCGGCCAGGCGCCGGTCCTTCGTGGCGTGCATCAGCGCCATGAAGCGCGGCAGGGAGATGTTGTGCTCCTCCCGCGCCTGGCTGGCGTAGGCATCCAGCACCGCCTTGCTGACGGGGCGCCCCAGATAGCTGCCCATGCGCTCCGCGATCTCCTCGCGGGGCACCTGGCAGGCCTTCAGCGCGGCGGCGATGCCGCGGGCGATCATCGCGGTGATCGACGCCGCGCGTACATCCTGCTGCGGGAAGGCAACCACCGTCTCCGGCGGCTGCCAGGTCAGCAGGTCCAACTGCCGGCGCATCTCAGCGCACCCCTTCCGTGCGCAAGCCACGCACGGCCCGGTCCCACATCTGCGCCAAGCGGACGCAGAAGCTCTTGGGACGACGAAGGTGCGACACTTCCTCCTGGAGCACGACGATGCGCGCCTCCAGCACCGCCATCTCGTCGGCGGCGAAGCCCCACATCTCGGCATGTTCGCGCAGCGCGTCCCGGACCTCGTGCGGAGCCGGGCCGGGACGGCTGTCCAGCCAGTCCTCCAGGGCGCGGCCGTAGGAGCGCATGGCCACGGACGTCGCCGGCAGCGTGGCCGTCGTGATCTCCGCGCCCATCACGCGGCCCTCCGGCAGGAGAGACCGGCCGGGGGAGCAGCCGAGACGCAGGCATTGCCCGGCGCCCCGGCCCCCACCACCATCGCGATTGCCACACCACCGATGGAGATCTGAGCGATGGAAGAGACGGATACGGCTGTGACAGAACTCGTATACGAGTTGCTGATCCGGGAGCTGGTGGCCCGAGAGATGGCCCGCGCCATCAGCCCGGACCTGGAAGCCGTCCGATGGCAGAGCCTCATGAGAGGGCGCCTTGCCGAGATGGAGCTGGCCGAGGAGGTTCCGACGCCGGAGATGGTCCGCTTCCGCGAGGCCGCGAGGTTGATCATGGAGAGCCTCATCGACCATGCGGCGGTTCACGCCCGGCAGATGACGGCGGGGCGCGGAAGCGCTTCATGATCTCGCGCTTCACCGCCTCTCTGGCGTCCTGAGCGCGAAAGCGCTCCTCCAATGTCTCGATGCGAGACAGAACGCGGCAATCCGGAGCGATCCGGTCTGCGATGGCTCGCAGCGTGCGGGCGAAGCGAACGCGCATCATGCAGCCCTCCCGCGGCGGGCCGCGTCGAGGGAAATGGCTCCGGCGGCGCTCTCCTGCGCCCGCTCCTCGTCCCGGGCCTCATAGAGCGGGTCGAGGTAGCCGTCCTGATCCAGCCATTCGAGGAAGCGGGCCTTGTCGGTGGCCCGGGCTTTCCGGAAGGCGGTCTGCAGGGCCGAGAAGCCGGTGTCGGGCCGGGCTGGCGGCAGTTCGTTCAGGACGCTGCGACGCGCTTCGACGATGGAGCACAGTTTTTCCACCGCGAAGCGGGCGATCTCCGCCTGGCGGTCCCTGGGCACCTTGCCCAGTGCATCCAGCTCGGAGCCCTTCTTCGCGATGTGGGTCCCGGCGATGATCCCGCGGGCCTTCGGCTCAATGGCCAAGTGGCGGGAGATGGCACGGAACACCGTCCGCTCGCCCAGGCCGAGCCGCTCTGCGGTGTCCGCCGCGAAGCTCTTGGACCAAACTGCCAAGTTGGCAGTTTGGTCGCCCTTGCGGTTTCCGCCCTGCTTCGCCTCAGGGTGCAGGCGCTCGTAGACGTCCTTCCGTTCCGCCAGGAAGGCCGCCTGATCGAACGGGTTCAGCTCGTGTCGGTAGAGGTTCTCGTCGATCTCCCGGAGCCGGACCTGGTCGGCATTTCCCTCGAAGATGCTGGCGCTGATCATCAGCATGCCGGCTTCGCGCGCCGCAGCGAGGCGATGGGCGCCGGCGATCAGGACGTACTGCTTCTCACCCGGCCCGGGACGGACCTCGATGGGGGTGATCTGGCCAGTCTGGCGCAGGGAGAGGGCGATCTGCGTCACCTTCTCCGCATCGACCATGCGTAGGCGTTCACCGACAAGGATGTCGGCGACGGGCAACAGTTGCACGTTCACGCTGCTTCTCGCTTCTGACGATGTGGGTTGGTTGAGGCATGGCTAGGGTTCTGCCTGCCGGGGCTGTTCCCGGCCGGCACGATGCCGAGCACACGCTTCTTGGGGGTCCCATCCGGATGCCAGCGGTCAGGCCAGATCACATGAGGGGAGACGCCGAGAGCTTCGGCGATCTGCTCCTCAAGCCGGATGGAGTAGTCGGGTCGGTTCAGAACGGCGCTGATTGCGCCGCGGCTCCGGCCCCATTCCTTCGCGAGGTGGGTGATCGCACCGAAACGCTGGCGCAGTTCCGATTTGATCGTCTCAGGATGCCAACCTTGGCTCTCGCGTGGCATGATGGCGGGTCACAGCTCCCAGAACTGGCACCAGCAACGGCCACTTGTCGCCGGTATCCGTCTCGGAGATTGGCAGGTTTTGGCCGATCTGTCACGCCAAAACTGGCGAAACTCCTGCCTGATTTGGCATAAAGGCTGATTTCAGATGCAAGATACTGATTTTGAAGATGAAATTGGCAATGGAAAACGGCAGGAAACTGCCATTACGCCTGAGGTTCACAGCCGTTATGTGCAAGAACTGGCGGAACGGATTCGTGGTGCCGTAGTGGACGGCGGAGGCCTTGCTGCCGTCGCGAAGAGAACCGGCATTCCTCAGCGGACGCTCAGCAATCTTACGAAGGGGCAGGACGCGAAGGGGGCGCAGCTTCTGGCCATCGCTGACGCCACTTCTGTCAGTGTGGAGTGGCTCATAAGTGGCCGCGGAGCCAAGGCGCAGGCTGATGCAGTCGCAGAGAACGGCGCAGTGATCGAGATCAAACGCTATTCGTCAGAACACAGCCATAACGCGACTGTCATGTCTGGATATGCACTTTTGCCGCGCTACAATGTAGAGGTCTCAGCTGGCGAGGGCGTTCTGTCTACGAGCGAGCAAATTGTTGAATTCCTTGCGTTTAGCAAGGACTGGCTGAAGGATACGTTCCATAGAGGGCCGGATCAGCTGATGCTCGTCCAAGTGAGAGGCGATAGTATGGAGCCCACTCTTCGAGACCGAGACCTTGTCATCGTGGACATCGCAACCCGCAGCATCACCAATGGGGCAATCCATGTCTTAGCGGTGGGGGAGGAGCTGCTGGTGAAGCGTCTGGAACGTCGGCTCGACGGTTCTGTGGTCGTGCATAGCGATAACCCCCGCTATCAGCCTGAAACCGTCCGAGGGCCTGACCTAGAAGACCTCCGGTTGGTAGGTCAGGTCCTCTGGGCGGGCGGTCCGCCCCGCTCGACATCCTCTCTGAGAGGTCTCTGAGAGCCGGGTAATGCAGGGCTCAAGAATCACCGAGGGTTCCATTTTCTACTGTCATGACGCCATCATCAGGGCTGTCAGTTCCAGTTTCCAGAAAGCACCCTCGTGATCCGACCTACCCTTCAAAAAGCCCGGTCTTCTGCGGGTTTCGTCCCACTACAACCCGTTTGATCCCTGATCATCCCGGTTTCCAGAACCAAGTGTCAGAGAACAGCGGGAAAGGGCCGTCCTCACGGATCGGCGCAGGCGAAGCTCGCGGCCTCCGCGACCGGTCCCTTGCCGTCATGGCGCGGCACCTGCGGCCAGGGGCAGGCGGGGCGGCTCCAGAGGCGCTGCCCATCCGGAGCGGTCTTGGTGGTGGCGAGCTGCGCGGGCGCCTCGCCCTTCTCCACCCAGGCCTCCAGCGCGCCCAGCGGGTCGAAGCCGTTCTGGTCGATGCCCGGCCCGGCATTCGACAAGCCGCAATGGTCGAAGCCCGGCAGCATGAAGAGCCGTGCCGAGCCCGCCATGGCGTCGCGGCCGCCGGCGGCGGCGCCGGCCGCCTCGAACCACTGCACCGTCCGCTCCGGCGTCACGATGGCATCCGCCCAGCCGTGATAGGCGATCAGCTTGCCGCCCCGGGCGCGGAAGCGGGCGATGTCGGGGGCGGTGGCATTGTACAGCGCGCCCATGGCGGCGAGGCGAGGCGGATCGCGGTCGAAATCGAAGGCGAGGGGGTCGTAGCCCTCGCCCGGGTCCTCGGCGAAGGCCATGTAGCGGAGGAAGTCCCGGTTGAAGAGGGGATTGAGCGGCGGCGCCGCGGCGGTGCCGGCCAGCCAGACGGGCCAGAAGGGCTCCGATCCCAGCGGGATGCCGCCGGGATAGAGCGCCTCCCCGCGGCTGTTGCGCGGCGGCGCGTACCAGGTCTTCAGCACCCCGACCTCGGCCTCGCTCAGGCAGTCCGGCTGGTTCGACCCGGCGGGGCATTGCAGCTTCGCCGGATCGAAGCGGCACTGGCGCGGGTCGGAGACCAGCCCGTCCTTCAGCCCGTCGGCGCCGTCGCAGGCCTCGGCCACGGCCTTCTGCACCAGCGGCACATGGGCCGGGTCGAAGAGCCGCCTGCCGTCCGGCCCGGCATTGGCGCGGGTGGTCCAGGCCATGGCGGTGGCGACCAGGCCCGTATAGTCCAGCGCCGGGGAGCCCGCGATGATGCCGTCGAAATCCTCGGGGAAGCGCTGCGCCTCCATCAGTGCCTGCCGCCCGCCGGTGGAGCAGCCGGCGAAATAGGCATGGGCCGCCGGGCGCTCGTAGAAGGCGTTCACCAGCGCCTTGGAGACGCGGGTCACTTCCGGCACCGCCCGCGTGCCCCAGTCGATCTCCGCCAGCCGGTTGTTCCAGGCCCAGCGCCCGTCGGTGGAGCCGGTGCCCCAATGGCCGGAATCCGTGGTCGCGGCGGCATAGCCGCGCCGCAGCCCGTAATTCAGGGCGTTGGTGAAGCCGGGCGCGTCGCCCAGGACCTTGCCGCAGAAGCCGCCGCAGCCGGTCATGTAGAACTTGCCGTTCCAGCCGGAGAGCGGCAGGCGCAGCTCGAAATTGATCGCCGGGCGGACATAGCCGAGCACGCGGCAATGCGCCGGCAGGTCCCCCGCGGCCGGGACGGCGGTGGCGGAAAGCAGGTTGGTGTCGTCGAGGCGCATCCCCGCCAGGGCGGCGCAGCGCGCGGCCTCGGGGGCAGGGGGCGCCGCGGC